AATAAAATCTGGTAAACAACCAGAGGATTTCCCATGCCAACCCTAGCCGACATTTACAGCGCAATCAACACAGCCAAACGCAAGGGGGGTGATTTTGTCCGCAACCCTGGCACAAGTTTGCAGCAAATGTTGGGCAACGCCAATGACCGAGCGCGTGAGTTTAATCAGTTGAATGACCAAGTTTTGGCTGAAATGGAGCAAACAGGCAAGTTAACTGGCCCTGCTGGTCAGCAACTGATGCAGAAAATGGGTCAGGCTTACAACCCAGTGGGAATGACTGCTAAATTGCCTGATTACGGAATGGCTCACAGACCAATGACAATAACGCAAGGCGCAGCGCCATTGCACGATTTGTCTAGTGTTTTTGATGACACGATTTACAGCAAAGCTGGGTTGCAAAACTATGGCACAGGCGCTCCAAGACTTGACCAAGAGGCTTTGAAAGTATTCAGTAAGGTAAAAGGCAATCCAAACGCAGAAGTCACAATTTATCGTGCAATTCCTAAAGGGGAAAAGGCATCAAAGATAAACGCTGGCGATTGGGTGACTGTAAGCAAAGAATATGCAATGGAGCATGGTGAAGGAGCTTTGGGCGGTAAATACAGAATTATTTCCCAAAAAGTTCCTGCCAGCCATGTAACGACAAACGCTGATTCAATCCTAGAACAAGGTTATTACCCAGAATGACAGAAGAAACCGAAAAGCGCCCCGTTGGTAGACCAACCCTGTACGACCCTGCATACTGTGACAAGGTTGTGGAGTTAGGGCGCATTGGTAAGTCTGTTGAACAAATTTCTGCAATTCTTAACGTTTCCTTACGGGTCTTATTCCTGTGGAGAGATAAGCACGAAGAATTTATGCACGCCTTGGAAGATGCAAAGGTTCTTGAGCAAGCATGGTGGGAAGACCAAGGTCAAAGTTACATGGTTGAAGAAAAAGAATGTGCTAAGTTGAACACTGGCCTTTGGTCGCGTTCAATGGCTGCACGATTCCCAAAGAAGTACCGTGAAAGCACAAAGACTGAGATTACGGGCGCTGATGGTGCGCCGTTGTTATCTGGTATCAACGTCACCTTTGTGAAGCCGACAGAGGAATGAGCGAACTAAACACCGCCATTGCTAACGCACAGTTTCCCATCAAGCTGCAATGCTTGTTTGAGAAGTCACGCTACAAAGTCCTTTACGGCGGTCGTGGCGGCGCTAAGTCATGGGGTGTTGCTAGGGCATTGCTGATTAAAGCAGCCAAAGACCCGTTGCGTATTCTTTGCGCCCGTGAGTTTCAGACTTCAATCCGTGATTCAGTCCACAAGCTGCTGTGCGACCAAATCGAGGCGCTTGGATTGATGGGGTTCTATGAGATAACCCAAACCAGCATCCGTGGCAAGAATGGCTCAGAGTTTAGTTTTGTTGGCCTGAAAAACAACGTGGCAAACGTCAAGTCTTACGAAGGCGTTGATATTTGTTGGGTGGAAGAAGCGCAGACGACTAGCCGTTTAAGCTGGAACGTGCTTATTCCAACCATCCGCAAGCCAGCGTCTGAGATTTGGATTACGTTCAACCCTGAGTTGGAATCTGACGAAACTTACCAGCGGTTTGTGCTTCACCCGCCTGAAGATTGCATTGTTGTCAAAATCAACTGGTCAGATAACCCTTGGTTTCCTGACACGCTCAGACTTGAGAAAGACCAACTCAAGGCCCGTGACCCACAAGCCTATAACGTGGTTTGGGAAGGTTTATGCCGCCAGACCGTTGACGGCGCTGTGTTTGCCAAAGAAATGCAAGTGGCTGAGTTGGATGGTCGCATCACAAAGGTCAACTATGACCCCACAAAGCCCGTTCACGCCATCTTTGACTTGGGTTGGTCTGATGCCACAGCCATTTGGTTCTTGCAGTTTGTGGGCATGGAAACACGCCTGATTCGCTACATTGAAGGCAATCAACAAACCATGAGCGAATATTTAGCCAAGATGCAAACGTTTGGGTATATCTATGACACGCTTTGGTTGCCACATGACGCTGAGAACAAGACTTTGGCTGGCAATGGTCGCAGCATTGAAGAAATTGTCAGGGCTGCTGGCTACAAAACCAAAATCATCCCCAAAACGCCAATTTTGGACAGTATCAACGCAGCCCGAACCATCTTCAGGAACTGCTGGTTTGACCGTGACAATTGCCATGACGGGTTGCAATGCCTGCGACACTACCGTTACGATGTTGACCCAGACACCAAACAATTCAGCAGAACACCAGTTCACGACAATTACAGCCACGGGTCTGACGCTTTCCGTTACATTGGATTGATGGTGAACGAACCCAAACAGCGCAGGCAATCACGACCCGTTCAAAATTACGGTGGCGCAAATAGCTGGATGGGCTAAAATTGGCAAACTTGTCAACCTAGGACATATATGGCAGATGATTACGACCCACGGATTCAAGAAGCAATCGAATTCTTGAAATTGGCAAATGATGCCGACACGATGAACCGCCAAGAGGCGCTGGAAGATTTGAAATTCGGCGGTGGCGACCAATGGCCCGTGGAGTTGCAAAACTCACGCAATTTGGAATCACGCCCTGTTATTACTGTGAACAAGGTGGACAACTATTGCCGCCAAGTCTGTAACCAACAGCGCCAGCAACGACCACGCATCAAAGTTCATGCCATGAACACGCATGACGATATGGTTGACGCTCAGACAATCCAAGGCATCGTGCGCCACATTGAGAATAATTCCAATGCTGACCACGCTTACGACAACGCCTTTGAATACGCTGTTCGCATGGGTTGGGGCTATTTCCGTGTGCGTACAGACTACGTTTCTGAAGATTCTTTCGAACAAGAAATCTTCATTGACCCAATTGACAACCCGTTCACTGTTTACTTTGACCCCAATTCAGTAGCACCTGATGGCTCTGACGCTGACCGTTGTTTGATTACAACAATGATGCCCAAGAAAGAGTTTTCAAAGCTCTATCCTGACGCATCCGTTGATGGTGGCACATCGTTCACGCAACGTGGTACGGGCGACAGCCAATCAGAATGGATTACCAAAGAGGACATTCGCCTTGCTGAATACTTCTACACAGTACGTGAAAAAGCCACTTTGTATCAGTTGAGCGATGGTTCTAGCACCTTTGCTGAAGATAAAGACTTGTTTGCCCGTCTTGCCGCTGCTGGCATTGAAGTGGTTGACCAACGTTCTTCATACAAGAAAACAATCAAGTATTGCAAGCTGACTGCCATCGACATTATTGAAGAAGGCACTTGGGCTGGTAAGTACATCCCAATCATTCCCGTCTATGGTCGCCATATCGTGATTGGTGACAAGCGCAAGAAGTTCGGCATGATTCGTTATGCCAAAGACCCACAGCGTATGTATAACTTCTGGCAAACATCTATCACCGAAGGCGTTGCATTGGCTCCAAAAGCCAAGTGGTTGCTTGCCGAAGGTCAAGATGAAGGCCACGAAAGCGATTGGGCGCAAGCAAACATTAAGTCTTTCCCTGTCCTGCGCTACAAGCAAACCGACATTGAAGGTCGCCCTGCTCCAGTGCCACAACGTTTGCAACCAGAGCCACCGCAAGCTGGCGTTATGGCTGCTGCTGCTGGCGTGGATGATGACATTAAAGCCATTATGGGTGTGTTTGACCCTGCCCAATTGGGTCAAGGCAACATTTCAGGCAAGGCTTTGAATGGTCAACAACAACAAGTTGACCTGACAAACTATGACTATTACGACAACCTGACACGCTCAATTTCCCATTGCGGCACGATTATTTTGGATTTGTTGCCAAAGATTTACGACACCGAACGTGTGATGCGAATCATTGGCGATGATGGTAAGCCAGAATTGTTGACCGTAAACCAGCGTGATTCTGTTGGTCGCGTGTTGAACGACATGACTGTTGGTCAATATGATGTGGTAATGGACACTGGCCCTGGCTACAACAGCAAGCGCCAAGAAGCCGTGGATTCAATGCTGCCAATTTTGGCTGCTGACCCAAGCCTGATGCAGACTTGTGGTGATTTGGTGTTCCGCAACATGGATTGGCCTGGCGCTGATGTGATTGCTGACCGCCTTGCCGCTGCTAACCCATTGGCTCAGATTGATGAACACAGCGACATTCCGCCACAAGTCCAAATGCAATTGGCACAAGGCAAGAAACAGGTGGAAGAACTGCAACAGCAGCTTCAAGCTATGTCGCTTGACTTGAAATACGGTCAATCTGTGACGCAACTCAAAGAAGATGCAAGCACCAAGCGCAAGCTGATGGATGTGACTTCTCGCGCTCACAACACAGAGACAATGGCTGAAGTCAGGGTCAACGACCAGAACACCCGCTCAATCACAAGTCAGAATAAAACTGAGATTGACGCAATTGTTCAGCTTTTGTTGCACAACATGGACACAAGCCGAATCCTGCAAGAAATTGAAAGACGCAACGCAGATCAACTGCAAGCGGCGCAATTTGCGGTATCGGATATTGATAACCAACAAAATCCCTTGATGGGACAATGATTCTGTGGTAGATTAACCACAACCTTACCCGTCAGGTAGACGGGGCAAATTCGGAGTGACAACGTAATGTCTGAAAAAAATGCAGGTCAAGTTTTGACCAGCGAAAACGCAGCGGAATTTTATGCAAACAGATTAGGTTTAGCTGAATCACCAGCCCCTGCCGAGGCCGAGCAATCGGAGCCGACAGAGGTAGTTGAACAGAGTGAACCTGAAGAAGCAGAAGCCGAAGCAAAACAAGAGGGTGAGCGCAAGCAAAATCCTAAACTTGAGCGCCGTTTTTCTGAGATTACCAAGCAACGTGAAGAAGCGCGTAAAGAAGCGCAACAAGAACGTGAAGCAAGGCAAGCTCTAGAAGCGCGTTTGGCAGCTTTAGAAAACAAGGGTCAGCCCCAAAAGGCTGAGTTTGTTGACGAAAAGCCGCAACCTAGCCAGTTCAGTGATGCGTTTGAATATGCTGAAGCACTCGCAGAGTACACAGCAGACAAGCGAATCAGTGAAATGAAGCAACAAGAAGCGCAGGCGAAAGAAGCCGAGCAACGCCAGAAGGTTATTACCGAATGGACTAGCAAAGTTGAAGCCGCCAAGCAATCGTTGCCTGATTTTGATGACATTGTTGCATCGAGTGATGTGGTCGTAAATGATGACATTCGTGATGCCATTCTGGAGAGTGACGTAGGCCCACAAATCCTGTATCACCTAGCTGAAAACGATGAAGTCGCTAAGAAAATCGCTGGTTTGTCGCCAAAGCAAGCGTTGCGAGAGATTGGGAAGTTGGAAGCTCGTTTTGAGGCAAAGCCTGAAGCCGAGAAGCCAGCCCCTATTGTTAGAAGTAAAGCACCAGCACCGATTCAACCGATTCGCGGCGGCAAGAACACACCTGATGTGCCATTGGATTCCAACGGGGTCTTTTTTGGTACAGCAGCACAGTGGAAAGAGCTACGCAAAGCGGGAAAAATTCGGTAAACCTAATCTTTTTGAAAGAAAATCATGTCAAACAATTTATTGACCATTAGCAAAATCACCAACGAAGCGTTGATGGTTTTGGAAAACGAGTTGACCTTCACTTCTGAAGTTGACCGCAACTATGACGACCAATTCGCTGTCGTGGGCGCAAAAATCGGTAACACCGTGAACGTTCGCAAGCCTGGTCGTTTCATCGGTACAACTGGCCCCGCTCTGAACGTTGAAGATTTCAACGAAACTAGCGTGCCTGTTACCTTGTCTACACAGTTTCACGTTGACACACAGTTCACTACACAAGACTTGGCTTTGTCCTTGGATATGTTTAGCGACCGCGTGTTGAAACCAGCTATCGCAGCAATCGCCAACAAGATTGACCGTGACGGTATGGCTATGGCTGTGGCTCAGACTGCCAACATCGTTGGTACTGCTGGCGTTGTTCCTACTGAACTCCTGACCTACTTGACCGCTGGCGCTTATCTCGACAGCGAAGGCGCACCACGCGATGGTCGCCGTTCATGTATCGTTGAACCCTTCACATCTGCCTCTATCGTGAACAGCTTGAAAGGTTTGTTCGTTCCTCAAGAAGCCATTGCATCTCAATACCGTAAAGGTTTGATGGGCCGTGACTCTGGTGGTATGAACTGGAAACTGGACCAGAACGTTGTGGCACAAACTTTCGGTGACAACAGCACCGACACCGTGACTGCTTCTGTGAACACCACAACTGGCACTGGCTTCTTGACTAGCGGTTGGGCTTCTAGTTCCACCATTAGCGTGACTGCTGCCAACACAGGTATCATTAACCTGAACGCTGGTGACGTTTTCACTATTGATGGCGTGTACGCTGTTAACCCACAAAACCGTCAAGCCTACGGCTCGAACAAGTTGCGTAACTTTGTTGTGAAAACAACTGTGGCAATTTCTTCTGGTTCGTCTGCCAACGTGGTGGTTTCTCCTGCCGTTATCACTGCTGGTCAATTCCAGAACGTGACAATCCCAACCACTTCTTCTACCGCTGCCGTGACCCAGTTCAACAAAACTGGTGTTGTGTCTGCTCAGAACATCATCATGCACAAAAACGCTTTCACTTTGGCAGTAGCCGATTTGGAATTGCCAGAAGGTGTGCATTTTGCTGGTCGTGCAAGCGATAAGGAAATTGGTTTGTCAATGCGCGTTGTGCGTCAGTACACCATCAACAACGACAGCATCCCAACTCGTTTGGATGTGTTGTACGGTTGGGCTCCTCTGTACCCTGAATTGGCTTGCCGCGTTGCATCCTAATCAGTCTTGGGGGGTTCGCCCCCCATTTCTAAATCATTCTTTTTAAGGAAAACATCATGTCTAATCCAGGACCAGCATCCACCCAAACCCCAGTTTATTTGCTTAACGGTAGCGCCGCTGATGGCGTATTGCTCGGCATCGCTGGTGGCAAAGTCGGTTTCTATGGCGAAACTCCAGTTGTTCAAGCAGGCGCAATCACAGCATTGACCGCTGCCCCTACAACTGCTGAATTCGTTGCAGCAACTAACGCTATCATCACAGCACTGCAAAACATCGGCGTTACAGCTTAATTTTTGCGGTTGCCTTTACGCCACCTGAGTAAAATCGGGTGGCGTTTCTTTTTGTGAAGGAAAAAGAGTGAAACACATAATGATTGCCATTCCCGCATACACGGGCGTGGTTCACATGGGAACAATGCGTTCTCTAATCAACGACACCATTGAACTGGTCAAAAGGGGCGACAGGTTCACATTGGTTGACGATATTGGTAATGCCCTAATTGCTGACAGTCGTGGCGTAATTGCCACCCGCTTTTGGGAATCTGACTGCGATGAACTAATCTTCATTGATTCAGACGTCACTTGGGAGGCTGGTGCTTTGCTTAAGCTGGTTGACGCTCCTGTTGATTTGGTTGCAGGCATCTACCCTGGTCGCCGTGACCCTATCACCTACCAACTCCACTATCTTGACAAAAAAGAACTATGGGCAGACCCTGCCACTGGTCTTTTGGAAGTCAAATCTGTGCCAACAGGGTTTATGAAGATAAGCCGCAACTGTATTGAGCGCATGATTGCTGAATACCCAGAACGTCATTTCTACACAGCCGAACGTGATAAACAGTTTTATCCATTGTTTGACCATGTTTTTGAAGATGGTTACAAATGGGGTGAAGATTACAGTTTCTGCATCCGCTGGCGTAAGATTGGCGGTCAGGTTTGGGTTGACCCTGAAATTGAAATGGGTCATGTTGGCTATAAAATCTTTCAGGGCAACCTAGGAAATTACCTAAGAAATAGGTAAAATCCGCCCATCTTTGCAAAGGAACATCTATGTCTACTCCTTTTCGTGTAGTCGGCCCAACAGTCGCAGTATCTGCTGGCGCAACCGCTACCACAGAACGCTTGGTCAACAACGACCCCAACATTCAATGTAACTTCGTTTCCCTGATTAACACTGGCGCAACCAGCGTTGCAGTGAAGTTTGGCCCTGCTGGTGTTGGCGCTCCTGTGCTGCCAGTCAGCGGCTCGACAACTGGTGACTTTGTGTTGCCACCTTCAATGAATGATGCAATCATGTTTGGCGTTCCTACCACTCCCACTTATGTGCGAATGATTGGTTCTGCTGCTGGCCCTTCTATCGTTTACGTTACCCCAATCGCTTTCTAAGGGGGTTTTATGGCTGACCCTGCCAAGACCGAAGACCAGAATTTACTGCCTGTTCAGGCGTATTTTGATGTTGACGGTGAATTTCAAACCTTCATTGGTCAGGGACAGCCGTTTTATGCGACTGTGAACCCAGACCAATCAGGTCTGCACATCACAAACAGCACGATTGATTCAACAACAATCGG